CACAGTTCCCCGATGGTGGATTTTTCGGTGAATTGGATTCTGTTTAGTTTCAGTCTCATCTTAAAAGAAAAGCCCACAATCCTATCGCCGTTCCAACCGCCCCGCCGAATGTTCCAGCAAAAACGATGATCTTGTTCATGTTGTCTTTTTTATGAAATTGCCTGCCAAAATTGCAACCCACCAAATCAAATTTCTCAACAGCCTTAAAAATAATCCAGTTCTGTTCCGCTGGCGGTTTCTTCTTAAACTGCTCTTCAGATATGTTGATGTTCAATCCATTTGTCATCTCTCATGGTCGATGTCCTCACAAACCATCCGCCTCCTGTTGGATTTTGTCTCATCTTTATAACTCCGCATCTGCCGTCCAATGCACAGTCAATGTTTTTCCTGTATCGATGCTCGTTGCATTAACTCTTGGGACAAAACCGCTATTGGATGATGCGATTATTTCAGCCGGAATGTTAGTGCTAGCGGCCTGATTAGCCTTCAGTTTTATGCCGAAAATCGTATAGCCAGGGTCCGGTGTGTTAATGAACCCGGCGGCATATTCTCCCGGTATTCTTTTCTCAAAAATTCTCTTGATATGGTATTGAATATAAGGCTGAAGCAATACGTGATTGCTGATCTCAAAGAGCATGGCTTCGACGTTCCAGAGTTCATGTGATTTCAAGGCGCTCCATTGAAGGATGGTTTTACTAAAACTGTTGCCCCTAAATTTTTCAAAAACCCCCGAGCACTGCCAGACGATAGGGTCTACCGGGTCGGGCCTTATGGCAACCCATCCGACACGTTCGTTTTTTTCATTTAGAGCCTTGTAAACACTTTCGTTTTCAACGGGATGCCTTGGCCAATACCTCCCATAGGTCTGCCGCATGTGTTCAAGCCCGATGTCATCGGCGAAGTCCTGCCAGATCGAATAGGCTTCTCCAGGCGTTACTTCCTGAAAAATTAACATCTAACCTCCGTTTTTTTTACATAGGTCGCTAAAAATCGGCAATGTTTTTTTAATGCCTTCGCAGTAAGGAGAAGGCTTGTTAAAATTTCCATGATAATTTTTTCTTGTCAGTGGACAACTCCCCTGGCAGATCGGTTTAAACTCACATCCCTGACATTCGGGAATATTTCTCGCAGACCATCTTCCTGCCTTTCCGCTTGAGACGGCAATCCTTAGTTTTTCGATGGGATCGCTTTCATCAAAGATAGTCCCAAGGTCCGCAGAATTGACATCCCCCGAACAGCTCCTCATTCTTCCATCAGCATCGAAATGGATGAAGCTCTTTCCGCAGGTGTAGGGAGATTTTTCGTCTTTCCAGCAGGGCCAGAAATCTTCGTAAGTGTAAATTAAATTTTTCGATGTTATTACAGGGTTAGAGGCATAAAGCTGCATTGCCTTTGGAACGATTCTTTTGTAAAGGTTAATCAAATCCTTGCATGGATCGTATAAGTTGCGGAATCGAATTGTAAACCCTATTTCAATCGATTTCCGAACCAGGTCTTCCAGCCTCAAAAGATTATACATTGTTAGTGTGATGGATAGTCTTGGAACCCGATAATATTTTTTTAAAAATTCAATCTTCCCGATCAGTTCTTCATCGGATGATTCTGCAGCAGACAGGGTTATCCATATTCTTTCTTTCTTATAGGCTTGCATAATTTCTTCTGTCAAAAAGTCACCGTTGGTATACATCCACACATCTGCTTTCGCGGGAAGCGTTTTTAATAGTTTCGCCAACTTCAATGGCAGTTCAGGATGGAGAAGCGGCTCGCCTCCAAGGATCGGGACTGAGATATTTTCAAATCCATATTTTAAAACGATGGTTTCAACTTTACGAAAAGCGACGTCCAGTTTTTGATCATCAAATCTATCGCCCGTAAATGGCAGATTACAGCAAAAGCTGCAATCCCTGTTACAATCTCTATTCAGGTCAAAGGCGCACCACAGGAGTTTCATAAGATCTTCTTTCCCGTCTTTTCGATGACCGTGTTAAGTTCGTATTCTACTTCAACGATATCCTGTCGTTCCACAAGATTTCTTTTAAAATGACCTTCAAAGAGGTCGTTTTTTTCTTTCATTTGGGGGTGGTCATATAGTTTTTGGGGCATGATGACTAGCGATTTTTCATATCCCACGTTTCGCTGCCATTGGGCTGCTCCTTGGGCGATCTGCCTGCTCAGGCCCTTTTCAAGCCTCCAGCTTCCCGGAATACTCCAGACCCGATTTGTCGTTCCCTCTTTCAAACGGAAAAGCCTCGTATCAATAAGATTCCCATCTTTCAGAATGAGAAGCATCGAGGCTTTATCAAGCTCCCACCAGGCTCGGATATCTCTTTCAATCGTCCTAATCCTCGGATCATTGTCAATCGCCATTCTATTTTTGACATCACGTATTGCTTCATTCAATTTGGATTCATCGGCTTCAATGATTCGAATATCTTGATCGCGCCATTTCCATCCTGGTCCCATTGTTTTCCTTTGCGGGAAACCTTCGACCATCCCTATCGCCACATCAAGATCATATTCGAGAGACTCTCCTGTGCCACCCTTTTCAATCATGTAAGTTCGGGCGCCATAATATTTTTTTAAAATAGCTTTCCAGTCCGGTCGGGTGTCACGGATGGGGGTTGTTCTTATTTTAGTCATCCCCAATCTTTTTAAGGTCTCAAAGACGGGAAGGGCACATCGTCTCCAAAACCAGTGGGGCCGCTGTTTGTCCACATGAACCGTGAAACGGCTGAAAGCCACTTCCGGATCTCCGACAAAATTAGGATCGTTCAGAAAATTGCGGCCCGTGAAATAATAGACTTCGATGAGAAGCGGTTTCCCATTCCATGTCACGTTCAATAATTGGACATTAGGATGGGCAAACCATCCCCACGCCCGCTTCCAGCAGTCCTCTCTGCTTTCATAGACTCCGGTATCATATAAACCTTGCTCAAGCAAGTCCAACTCTTCAAATTTTGAAACAGGCATGATAAATAGACCGGGTTGAATTTCTGTGAAGAATTCAATTGAAGGATACGCTTTTGGAAAGGGCTTCGGAGGATTTATGGATATATCTAATGGAGACTCTTCGAAATTCGAAGCATCCATATCCGTTGATAGGAGTTCTGAAATCCGATTCATTAAATATGTTCCATAAATTCCCTGGGAACGAAGGCGTTGCCATATCTTTTTTTTATTTTTCAGTTTTGTAAGCCTGACTCCATCATACCAAAAAATTTCAGTTCCCGCATTAATTTCATCATATTGCTCTCCTGTCAAAATGATAAAATTTCTTCCCGAAGTTTCTATCCAAGAGGGCAATTCGTTCATGTCAAAACCTAAGATGCCATCGATCCAGTTTTCAGAATCTAAGAAAGCGATGTAGATCACTTATTTGCTCCTTGCAATGGCCGTCATCCTTCTTAAAGAAATTTTTGCACTCTGGCCAATAGTAGGATCATTGTCAAGAATTTGGACAGAGAATTTATAAGTTCTTGTTCCAGCCCCCGCATTTCCTTTTATGACCATCAACAGGATCGGAGGGAATAAAACCTCGCCATACAGAGTATAGCCATAATAATATTTGGTTCCATGAAGAGTAGCCTGATCTAAAATCGTCCCCGTTAAGGTCTCGGCTCTGATTCTAAATCTTATGGCTTTGGGGACTAGACATCCCTCTTTTCCCCATCCAAAGGGATTTTGAATCATTAAACATCTCCCTTGAACCCAAATCGAGTCAGTATCAAGAGAGGCATTGATAGAAACGGAGCCTATTTCCGTCTCTGTTGTGTTTGAAATTTCTATGCCTGCATCATTCGAATAATAGGCCATTCGCGTGATATTGTGATTGGCGACTTTGAGTGTGTTTACCGAAAGATCAGTGATCTGGGCAGTTCCGATTACGGCCGCCCCCATCTGAGCAGATGATGTGATAATGTTGCTGGCAGCCAAGGTGGTGCCGGTAATTGTACCGGCCACAATATCCGAGCCGTCAATAATCGTCCTTCCGTAATTAACAACCAGGTCAGTCCCGCCCCGATAAGAGGCCATCACGATATTGCTCGCCCCGAAGGCCGTTGCTCGATCAGTCGTTGTTGATAAGGCAGTAGCATCTTTCACCCAGTAAAGATAGAGCGTCCCCGAGCTCCAGGCAACATTGTTGGCAGATATATTCACGTCTGCCGTTGTTCCGTCGTCTTTGACGTAAGAGATCACTCCAGCCGTCCAATAAAGCGTGTTGGCCGTTGGAGTCTGAGCGCTGATCTCTATGCCCTGGATGGACAGGTTTCGAGAGCCAATGGTTAGTTTGTTGGCCGTAATAGAGTTGGCATAAATATCGCCCCCATCTATTTTTGTGCTGTCAGAGCCGTGTCTCCAATCTGCCAGGCTTGTTCCGCCTGAAATTTCAATCAAGCCTGGCAATATTTTTGTCGATGTTAAATTGTTAAGCTGCACAATCAGCGCGTTGACAAGGGCCGTATTTGCGAATAATTCATTAATCAATGCCGTGGAGGCGACGATTTCCCCTTGTCCGACCTGTAGTGTGGTGGCGCTGACTGATGCCGTCCATGACGATGTATTGCCGGAAGAATCTCTGGCGCAGATGCGGTACCAATATTGAGTTGCAACAAGCAAATCGGTATCGACAAAAAAGTGGGTATATGCCGGTCCCAGGTTGACGGTTTCTCCGCCAAAAGCGCCCGTATGAGACCGCTGTATTACATAGGAATCAAGATCGGCTTCGGTGTTTTGATTCCATTTCAAGCCGATCAATTTAAATCCGGCTATTAAAGTTAGCCCAGTTGGGGTTGCTGGGGCTGTCGTGTCGCTTGCGGACGTAATCGAACTGTCCGAGGTAAACCCACTTTTGTTGCTGTAAATATCAATGGCTTTTACTCCCACATAGTGCAAAATGTTTGCACGAACAGGAGAGAAAAGAATCTGATTGGCAGTCACAAAGCCATAGATGTAGTTGCCCCCCGTCTCTTTGATGCGGTATTCATAGTGAGATAGATCGGCTTCCTCATTGGCCGTCCAGGTCGCCCGAATCCAGGCATATTCAGACCCATCGGCCCCCATTGCCACCCCTGTTGAAAGCGACAACCCCGTAGGAGTACCGGGAGGTGTAGTATCCCAATCTTCCACGTATGTTGTTGTTGCATGGACAGGGCCTGCCTCGGTGGTTGAAACGTTTCCCGAAAGGTCTTCGGAAGAAATCCAATAATATCTCGTCACTCCACCGGCATTCAGATTGTCCGTATAGGATGTGCTTCTGCTTTTTCCGATGAGCACGGCGTTGTCGCGGGTTGAGTCATTCGATCTGTAGATATTGATGTGGCTTAAATCCTTGTCCGCTGGGTTTGTCCAGGTTAACGTAATAAGTTTAATGCCGGGAGTGGCTGCAAGGTCGGTCGGGACCCCGGGCGGGGTGACGTCCCTGGCCGAGGTAATCGATTCGTCATTGCAAAACGCACTCTTTTTGCTGTAAATATCAATGGCCCTGATCCCCACATAGTGCAAAATGTTTGCCCGCACAGGGGAGAATAAAATTTCATTCGCCGTCACAAAACCATAGATGTAATTGCCGCCGGTCTCTTTGATGCGGTATTCATAGTGAGACAGAAAATCTTCCTCATTGGGCGTCCAGGTCGCCCGGATCCATGAATACTCAGACCCATCGGCCCCCATCGCCACGCCTGTTGAAAGGTCTAATCCGACGGGAACGCTTACGGTTGGGGTCGTGGATCCAACGACTTTTACGTAATATTCACTGCACCAGTTGCTCCTTGCTCCCCTCACGGAAATCGATCTTAACTGTATCTGATATTCCCCGTCTTGCTCAACGTCCGGTATCAACAATGTCCCGCTTGACGCAGGCACGGGTTCTAAGGTTGCCCAGGTTTTGCCCCCGCCTTCAACCATCCTATAATACCGCCCCTGAACCTCATTGGCCTGGACCTGCGCGCTTGAAGGAATCCTATAATGGATGGCTATCTGGTATTTATCTCTTCCTCCGGGCTCCCTGATCATCACCGACTCGTCGGATACGCTCGATATAATAATTGGAATGGGAGGAAGAACCGAAGCAAGCGGGGTTTGATTAAATACCGGGTCCCAGGGTGGAATGGGACCCTGATCCGCAGTGAATACCGCAGGCGAATAATCCAGACAGGTTATTCGGGCAGATAATTTGGAGAGCGCTTCTATGTGAGTTATGATGGCAGGGATTGACTCTATTCCCATTTCCCCGAGCTGGAATAATTCTCCGGCGTGCGGCGTTTTTGCAAGCAATCCGTCTATTGTTATGATGGTTGTCTCGCCCACACTAAGTATGACATCCCCCGTTACGCTATGCGCCTTCTGGGTTCCGTCATCCACCACTCTTATCCGTATGCCATAGCTTCTCCCCGCCTCCATGATGACTGAGTTGTCAAGGGTTAAAACGTGGTTGCCGGAATCCACTTCCACTTTTTTGATCCTTCCGGTAAACACCTGTCCTATCAGCTCGTAATAGGTGCACCGGACCAAATCTCCCCTGGTATTTGTTAAATTTTCCCAATCAACGAAGAAGCTAAACGGAAATGGCCTTAACATTGCGCAGGCGTAGTTGTATCGCCAGATTTTATAGATGTGACTGGCGAAGGTTATGCCTTCCTGGGTTGCCGTCTCGAACAGGGTCGCGTTGTCTTCATTATACCCGTCGGCGTAAACAATTCTCTCCGCCTGATTCCAATCGTTTTCGGCGTCCAAGAAGTTGACCTTAATGGCGTGCGGAAGTTCGGGATAACTTCCTTCAAATTCAAACCCCCAGGAGTTGTGCGGGGTATAGTGCCCTGTGATTACGGCCTGCTCCCTGTCAATGACTCCGGCCCATTTATCCTCTCTTCTCTGAGGGGAGCATCTACCGGCAGAGCATATGGCCCTTATCATCTCCGGCACTGCCCTTGCCTGGCTGATCACCGAGTTATAGGAGAATCCATTCTCATAGCAAAACTCCCAGAACTCCTTGAACCAATCCAGATCGAGGCTCGAATCTTCATAAGGCTTGCCGTTGGCAGGCCCCTGGAGAACGTGCCGATATAATGACGCATTATTATTGGATGGTCTCTGAACCCATTCTTCCAAATCTTCGTCATAGTCCAAAATAATCGAAGTTGCTACGCAGTTAAACTCATCTATAACTCTTGAAAGCTGCTCGGTTGCTTTGATCCTTATTGCAACGAGCGCCAACGGATGCGGAAAATTAAACGGGTAAACATCTTTGACCGATCGCAGGGTTATCCATGTGCATTGATCGCGGGTATATTGAGACTCCGTATCATCGGTTATCCTGCGCATCTGGACTTCGTATTGGCCTTTTTCGGGAAGCCTGATGATGATAGAGCCTCTAACTGCTTCCGCTGAGGCAGCCGTTATTGTTAATCTTGGTACGTAGGTTACTGTTCCCGAAGCCACGTTAACTGTCAAATCGCCGGTTTTAGTCACCAACATTCCGCTTATTTCGCCGGGTCTTTGGTCTGTTACCGACTCTATGGTACTGCCATAAACAACCAGCTTGGCCAACGGGTAGGAATCGCTCGGGACCTCATCTTGAGAAATTTTCACTCTTCCGTTAATCTTTTCAACGACCACATAATCAAAACGTTGTTTGGGATAGTTTCCACCAACGCCTGACTCTGAGTCTATTACATAGTCCCAGGAACTCTGGACCGTAAAGTTTTGCTCGGCCACATCAAACACTTCCCCCGCGCTGAACCAGGTTTCCGTTCCTACCTTTCTATATCTGAGGTCAAGGGCAACGGTTCTCTCGTATTTGTTTCCTTGAGTGTTAAAATTTGTAAGCCCTTGAAGAAAAGCATAGTCAATGGAAAACTCATCTGAATTGATTTGGGTGACCCTGGTCTGCCACCCATCTATCTTTTTTAGTAAAATTGCCAGGCTTTCCTCATAAACATCAGAGGGAACGAGCGTGAGGGGATCGTCATTTGCGTAACCCGAACGCACCTCCACTTCGCAATCAGGAAACTCACTCAAAGGGGTTTCGCCAATCTTTAGATCGGTTATCTGGAGCGGCCCATATCCAATCACGAACACGCATCTTAAATATTGGTCATTGCCTACGATTTCCGTATACGGCATCGCTCCATAAAAAGGAATCGTCCGGTGCTTGCCAAGAATCACCGGAACTGAACCCCATTTATTTGCCGAGTTTCTTGCGCCCGACACCCAGAGCGTCGGAGATTCTTGAATATCCGCTGATGCTGTTCCACCTCTCAGTTTGGGAGTCTCCGGAGGGATGAGCGCATTGATGGCCAACATGCCTGCAACAGATACAATGCCGGCAATGGTTCCGTATGAGGGCACAGTGGTTAACGCAAGCGAGCTAATCAAATACCCGCTTATATAAGGGGCAATATACGCCGCCAAGATGATAACCACGATCATCAAAATTATGCGAAGCGCTCCCTTTTTTGGGGTTGGCCTGATGACGACGATCTGCCCGGAGGTCGGGTAGGTTGAGTCCAACAATTCTGCGGAGACTTGCTTGCCGTCCACCCATACGGAAAGCGTATAAGGAAGGTCATTTTGATTTGGAAGATTGTCCCAGAGCATTTCAGCGATAGACATGCCCTGCGGGGCCTTGCAGTAAACGACCTCCGTGCCCGTCATGGGCTTCACGGACATGACGTGGATAGAAGGTTCTACAACCTGTAGGGCGTGTTCCCGTTGTATCATCTAAACCCTCGGCGGCATTTGCTGGTGTCTGAAGTAACTTTTGATTCTGTGCCGCATTCTTATATCCGTCTCTCTGGTCATCTCGGAAAACCCGCCATCGCTGATATGCAAAACATATCCTTCTACGGGGATGACTCCCACATGCCAGTCATTTTTGGTCATGGGTATTTCCACTCCATCTCCCGGTCTGCCGGGGCCGTCCACCTTGACCCATTTTTGCTTCTCTATCTCGGCCATCTCACGTATCATCGACACTTCGCCCGCCCGGATATGGTCGAAGGAATCGACTTCAACTCCATATTCTTCCTTTAGAAAAAGTCGAAGCAATCCCCAACAATCACATCCATTAAAATCTCTGCCGCCGTCTTTCCACCTGATCCCCAGATACTTGCTGAAATCCTTCATCAGAATAACCCCGGAAACATGGATGGAGTAAAGCATAAACTCGGATAGGGTTCTCTTTCCAGATTTGTCAGCGTGATCTGGCCCTCTATCCTCATGGTCCCGGCAACAAAGCTCTGAAGTTTGAAGCCCGGGAACGTCATAATCGGAGCATTTAAGTCCGAGCTCGCCAGCATCTCAACCGTCACCGTGGGAGCGATGGTCGAGCTTCGCAGCCAGTGGCCTATTTCTCCGCTGACATTATCGACGCTTAACGTCAGACGCGGAACGGAGTCGGATTCATCGCTTGGCAACGTGATTTCAAAAGGGAAAAATATATAGTTCTCTCCCCTGCTAACAGTCCCATAATAGATTGGGTCGTCGCCTAATTTAACGGTTGGGTCCGAGCTAAGCCTTATGACATCCTCTTCCGTTCCTTCCCGATGAAGGGCGATCAAGATGATTGGATACTCATTGGAATCCACGGCATACATCGACTTTAACGTTGAAAGAGGAACTTCTCTCATGGGAGAATCTCCAGTTTGAATGAAACTTCCATCATCGTTTCGGCACCCGTAAATATAGGGGCATCATTTTCGTCCCCCACGATACGGCAAACGGCGTCCACTTGCGTTCGTGGATGTTTCCATGTAAAAGTGAGCGCCCCGCCAAGCAAATCATCCCTGTAAAACTCTACGAAATCTTCCGCCTGTCCGTAGGTCATTAAAAAACTCACATCGATAAAGCTGGAGTTGCGACTGGTTATTCTGCGGGTCTTCGAAGGGCCGGCCCCCATAGGGGTTCGGATTGTAATTTTAGGCAACTGTTCCGAATAAGAAGATTCCAACGGTAGCGGCGGAAGCGTCGCGGGCCATTCAGTAGCCATACTATCTCCTTGTCAGTTCGTTACGCGATCCCATTGATTGCATGGTTTTATTTAAAGTTGATCCGTATCTTTTTGCTTCTCCGGCAACGATCTCCGAAATGACAACCTCAATGGTTCTATTGCCTCGGCCGTCTTCGGATTCTTTGTAGCCTGCTTTTGTTTTTGAGGCTTTGTTGATAATGTTGACCGTTACATTTCCCCCCATCGCCTTCATCTGGGCGGGGGTGAAGACGCCTTCGCCCCGCTGTAAAATGGCCGGATATTCATCGGGCCTGAGACCGCCGTGAAGCCTTGGGGCGTTGATGAAATTCCATGCGGGCATGAGTCTCGTCGGGCCGCCATCTTCACCGATGATGCCACCTGAATGCTTAAAGAGAGTTCCCACCAGCCCCACCACCCCCCCCAGCCAGGATTTGGAGCCTAAAAATCCAGTCCCCCCGTCATTCGTCGAATCAAACAATGCCTTCATTAGTAACTGCTTGGTAATGATCTGCATCATTGTATTAATAATCGATTGGCCAATATTTTTGAATTTTTCCCCCCAGGATTCAGTCGCATTCGTAAGATTAACCATATTTGAAGCCAGGGTGCCCATGATGTTTCGCCCGATGGCGTCCCATTGATCTCTGGCCTTGATGATGTTATCGGTTGCCATTCTCCAGGTAGATTCTTGTAACTCCATCCGATTGACTGCCGCCTCGCCAAGTTCTTCTTCTTTTTTTATAACCTTATCAATTTCTTTCAATATTTCATCGGCGGTAGGAATACCCCAAGCGTCGATCATTTTCTGGTTTGCCTCAATGGCCATCTCTCCAAGCGCTGAATACTCTCTTTCAACTTCGCTGATTGCAGCTTTTACGATATCAACGATATCAGGGATTCCTTTTGTGATTTCTTCTTCGGGAACGATTGCATATTCAAAGGCTTCGATCAATGCGGCCTGACGTGCCAGCATTTCATAATAAGATTTTTGGGAAGCAAAATATTTTTCAAGCCCTGTCGCTTTTTCCAGAGCTTCCGTTTTTCCAGGGGTTGGAAGTTGAAATCTCGTTTCCGCAGGGCCGATCTCTTTTTCGGGGAATAGATGCCGATATAATCCGGAAGACCCTCCCTTCCAGAAGGCCATTGCGGCTTCATTATATTTTTTGTAAAAATTAACAACGGCTTCTCCGGCTTCCCAGGCTCCCACGACAAATTTTTTCCACATCGATCCGGCCTGAGCTTCGACCCTTTTAAAACGATCCTCCAATTCAGTGCTTTTTTTTATCAAGGAATCATCGAGAACGACTCCCAATTTCTCGGCCTCTTCATAAAATTTTTTCAAACCTGCAGCTCCCTGATTCAGATAGGGAATCAGATTTGCACCGCTTCTTCCGAAAATATCGACGGCAATGGCTATTTTCCTCGGCCCATCCTCCCAAGAGGCAAATTTATTGGCAATCTCGCCCATGACTTTATCGAGGGATTTCAATCGACCGTCGGTAT